CAGATTGAGCTCGGGTGGGATAGAACTTCTTGTTATGTTCTTTATTATATTTTAATTTCAGGATATAGTTGTTCGCTCCCGAATAATTTTCGAGAATGCCCAAAGCTCGTTGCTCAATCAAATTTGTCGAGGTTGAATTCAACACATTATAAAAATAATAAACAATTCGATATTTATCAATATGGGACAACCGAGAGTACCAATATCAAGGATAGGAAAATTTTTTGGAGTTGAGGATTTCGACTTGGATATCTCTATGGGTGAGGAATGGTTACACGGTGATATGAATTTCACACTTGTTCTATACCGTGTGGATAGACAAAAAACCAAAACCGATGATGTATATGGAGAGGCTTTAATGGATGGAATAAAGTTTTTACCACCCGTAGAATTCAAAGCATTTGAACAAATCATGGCCCCTGAAAACAAATATTTAGGTAACTCAAAGATTGACCAAGTTGAGCCAGGTAACATTAGAATATCGGTGTATCAAAAACAGTTAGATGAACTTGAGATTGATATTAATTACGGTGATTACATTGGTTATTATGAAACTGAAAATCGTGTTAGATATTATGTGGTCAACAATGATGGTCGTGTAATTTCTGATAATAAACATACATACGCTGGGTACAAGCCATTCTATAGAACAATTATGGCGTCTGCCGTTGTAGATAACGAATTTAGAGGATTATGAAAATAAAATTAACCGAAGACCAAATTAGAAGAATTTTAGAAATTGTTGATTCTGAAAAAGTTAAGTGTGATAAATGTGATTGGGAATGGAACTTATCAGATGGTGGGGATGGCCCATTTATTTGTCATAAGTGTTGGCACGACAACGGAAAATAATGGGATTACCAAAAAAAATAAAAAAATTCTTACCTCTAACAGAGTCGAAAACTTTGTTACCAAGAAGGAGGGAACTTGTTGATAAAATCAATAAGGATGGAACCTATTTGCCAAAATCTTTATTACATGCCGATTTAGATAAAGGATTTTTAGATTTTGTGAAAACAGATTTGGAAACGGTAGTGGAAGGTAAGAAAGTGCCTATGGTCGACATTCTAATAACGACCCAAAATTGGGCTCAATTTACAGAAACATGGAATTTTCAAAACCTTGACAAGAACGCTGAACCACCATTCATCACAGTTGTTAGAGTACCTGAAGTAAAATTTGGTACCAATCCCGCATTGTTGTACAACATACCAAATAGAAAACTTTATTTCTATGCTCAAGTACCGACTTGGGATGGACAAAGACACGGATATGACATTTATAGAATACCACAACCAGTACCCGTAGATATATCTTATACCGTTAAGATTATCTGTAACCGAATGAGAGAACTAAATAAATTCAATAAGATTGTTATTGAAAAGTTTGCCTCAAGACAAGCCTATACTAATATCAAAGGACACTATATCCCTATTGTGATGGGTGATATATCTGATGAATCAGTTCTTGATGTTGAAAAAAGAAAGTATTATATCCAAAGTTATTCATTTACCATGCTTGGTTTCTTAATAGATGAGGATGAGTTTGAGGTTTCTCCGGCAATCAATAGATTATTACAAATTGTGGAAGTCGACGAGAAAGTAGTTAGACGACAAGTTAAAAATGAATTAAGTAAAGAACCAAAAATTAACGCTTTGTTTGTTGAGGGTAATGATGAGTTAAACGAGAGATTTGATTACACAACGGATTTGATTTTAGAGAAAACAAAAAACGTAGAAACTTTTGAGGTCTATATTAACGGAACATTCTTCGGTGAAAGCCCAAACAAGATTCAAATTAACACGGGGGACGCTTTAAGACTTGTGGTAAAAAAATTAAATGACGAACAAGAATCGAAAGTAACATTCATGTCGATTGTTATTTAATCCTCCCCGTATATATCTTTTTTTTCCTTACACTTTTCAATTATTAGTTTCTCCAAGAACCTATACATCTTAATACCGTTCTTATCACAATACTTTTTTAAGATGTCATGGACTTCTTGTGAAATCTTTAAATTTTTAATCTGGCGACCATTCTGTGACATAAGATAAAAAAGGCAGAAAATAGTCTGCCCAATTTATAAATAGTTATCGGTAAGTCAAGAATTTTGGTTTTTTCTTGAATATTTATCAATAAAATAAAAATAAAGAAACTCAAAACTAATGGCAAGCAACAGTAAAGTATTTGTATCACCTGGAGTTTATACTTCAGAGGTTGATTTAAGTTTTGTGGCACAAAGTGTGGGGGTAACCACACTTGGTATAGTGGGGGAAACTTTAAGAGGACCCGCTTTTGAACCAATATTCATCAGAAATTTTGATGAGTTCACAACTTATTTTGGTGGAACCTCACCTGAAAAATTTATAAACACACAAATTCCTAAGTATGAAGCGGCATATATTGCAAAAGCATACTTACAACAATGGTAGTACAGTGGATTTTTATTGTAACTCATCTTCATTAGTTGATTGTGTAACTGAATGTACTGATTATGAAGTAATTGACTTTAGTGTTGATTTCAATGGATGTTCTAATAACATATCGTCAATCAGTTTCAATACCGCACAAATTCCGTCAGTTATTTTAAACAAACTAAGTAATTCTTTAGAACTATTCAATGGAAGTACTACTTCATTGTTGGCTCAAATGAACAATCAAGTTTATAACGCAATCTTATCTTCGGGTAACACCACCGGTTCCTCAATTTATTACTATGGTGTAATTTCTGGAGGTAGTTATAGCGCGTTATCAACTACTTATAGTGCAGAAACAAACGTGTTTGGTGTAGACACCGTAGATTCAACAAATTACAATTACGCTGACCCAAATAATGACCCTTGGTATTATGCGTTGTTTGATAATAACTCTCATCAGGTTGGGGGATATTCGGGGTATTCATTTTATACAACTATAAGTAGCTTTATTCCGACGACAACATCTAGTAATTGTGCAACTTTCTATTCATTCCAATTAGATGGTACACCTGGTGTTATAAATTACAACACCAATACAATAACAGTTTGTGTAGGAGCTTTGAGTGCTGCTTTCACACCAACATATACGACTTGTGTTGATGAAGATAATATTACAGGTCCTGGAGGAGCTATTTTATGGAATGGTGCTTCATTCTTGGATTTAAGTTCAGGTTCGGCAATAGTTCAGATGGTATCTGAAGATGGTACAGTTACAGTAAATTGGAATATCGTTGCAGTTGTAAGCGACCCCTGTAATCCTTGTACCGCAACAGGTGCTGGCGAAGGTAATGTTGGTTCAATCAATAGATGTTATAGCGGTACTTTGACCGGTAAAATTTATGTATATAGTGGAACACCGTATTTAGATTACGATAATTTAGTTATTGCTACTCTCCGTTCAAGAGGTCTTGCAACATTTTGGATTAAACGTTACAAATAACGATGGAACGACCCTGTTCTTTCAAACCTCATTTACTAATGCGGACACTCAATATATTTCAAAAGTATTCGGTTCAACAAACTTTGCAAAACCAAGACAAACCGTTCCTTTATTTGTTGAGGAAAGATATCAAAACTTATTGAGTTACGCTTATAGAAAAGGTTACATTAAAGGTTTAAATACCTCGTTAACCGCACTAAACAGTGCCAGAAGTGAAGAGATAACAAGTATCGGTTTTTATTTAGAACAATACCAATCATCGTCTTCACCATGGATAGTATCTGAATTAAGAGGTTCTAAAGTATATAATTTATTCAGATTCCATACAATTGCTGATGGTGAAGACGCTAACTTACAAGTTAAGATTTCATTGGCTAATATGTCTTTTGCTAATCAGACATTTGATGTGTTAGTTAGAGATTATTTTGACTCTGATAATTCTCCAGTGGTTATAGAAAAATTCACCAACTGCAGTATGGACCCCAATGAAAATAACTTCATTGCGACTAAGATTGGTACTTCTGATGGTGAGTATCAGTTAAATTCTAAATACATAATGGTTGAGATGAATGAGGATGCTCCTACAGACGCACTTCCTTGTGGATTCTTAGGATTTAATATGAGAGAATATTCAGGAGTTGTACCTCCATTTCCTATTTATAAAACAAAATATGATTTCCCTGGTGAAACAGTATTCAATCCGCCATTTGGCAATTCTTCGGGTGCCGATGACGCGGTAACTAGTGCGGGTGACAACGTAAGACGTACATATTTAGGTATCTCGGATACTGTTGGATATGACGTTGATTTCTTCCTTTACAAAGGTAAAAGAATACCTGGAGCATTTTGTACTGACCCAACAGGAGAGGAATGGGGATATAGAACAAGAGGTTTCCACATGGATATAAACGCATCAGGAGTTACAATTGCAAATGGCTTTGCAACTAGTGGCACCCCAACGTTCTTCTGTGGTTCCGCTCCGTTCATTAACGACCCTGAAGACCCAACAAATCCATATTATAGATTGTTTGGTCGTAAATTTACTGTGGCGGTACA